CATTGATTCTGTAACGACCGTTGTACAAGTATTGATCAAACTCAGTGCTATACTTGTACAAGTCTCTGTCAGCAAACAACGAGAAGAATTCTGCAGGACGAGTCACTGCCAATAATCTCATCACTGCATATGGATAGCTAGAGCTTGACCACCAAGCTGCTTCTACTGGGCCGCCGTCGCCTACAACCCAACTCTTACGCCAAGCAGTGGGATCGTATGCACCAACCACGCTGTCCAATGGTGACAACAAATTTCCTTCTGAATCAACTGGAATTACTTCTGTCAACCCAGGTCTTGCATAGTTAGGCAGTATATAAGGAGCCACAGGATCTGCCACTAGACCCAGTTCCAAATCTCCCCACAACACCAAGTTACCATTGGTGTATGGAGCAGGGCCGTAACGGTTTTCCCACCATACTGGCATTTCGCTGAATCCCAACATTTCCCAAGGAGTCAAGTTAGGAGAAATTGTATCGTAGAAGTAACGATATATGCCACGCCATGCACCCAGCAATGGTTGATTGTTAAGTTTGTTACCAGCACTGCTGTAGTTGTAGGTAAAAGGATTAGCAGCAAAATAATTTTGTGTCTTGTAATCTAATTTGTTGTAGCCTGCCCAGCTCAAGAAGCTTTCGCCTAATATATCAGTGATGTCCGCCTGACTATAATCTGTTGTGCGGAAGAATCCAGGTATCACATCATCAGCAGTTAATGGCACAGGATTGTCATCTGTTTTTAGATTGTTGTAGATTCTAGTTTCAAATTCAAGTAATATTTGATCTCTAAAATCGCCAAACGCCACAGTGATACTTCCGTCGTGACCTTGGATTACAGGAGTAGGATTTATGTAATCAACATCCAAGAAGATTTCTGGTTTGAATTTAGGGTACAATCCAAGTTTGGTCGGAGTGTTGGGAACAAAATTTCCTGTTGTAGTTGAATATTCATTGATAGTAATAACATCACCAGTTTTCAATGGCACAGAAATTGTCAAGCGTGGACTGTCAGTTGATACCACATAATCATAACCTCTGGTCAACAAAACACCATTTAAGTAAACCAACAAACCTAGATAGTTAGCAGATGTATATGTGTATGTTTGCAAAGTGTTAAACACAGCCGTTGTGATCTGTGTCACTGTGGTCACAGTTGAAGTAAACACTGTGCCAGTGGGCAACATGTCACTCCAGTAGAAGGGATTTAAGCTGGTTCTTCCTAGATTGATTTGTGAAATTGCTGAATCAAGAATTTCCGGAATAGTTAGTCCTGTGTAGTCATTGTTGACCACAGTGTCCAACAGTTGAGATTTAAATTTAATATATTCTCTGCTGTTGAAATCCAGTGATGCAAAGATGTCGTAGTTGGCATCTCGCATGAAATATCCAGCCAAAGTCAATGGTGAACTTTGTTGCAGTATTTGTAAGCCGTAGGGAATAATATTACCTAGGTCTCGAGTGTTGTTTGCGCCAATCACAGGGCCACTTAACCCTATTAGGTTTTGTGCAATTGTACTGTAGTGATTTCTAATTGTTCCCAGTGTAAATTGTGTGCTGTTTCCATTCAATGGATTGTTTTCCAAATTGATAGGAACTTGATAAAAACCAATTGCACTGGTTTGATCACTTAACACATCAATTTCAATCAAGTCGCCAGGATTGTAAGCAGTTAGCCAGGTGATTGTGGTAGTGTTTGAAGAAATTGATACTCTATAATTGTACGACTCTTGGAATGTGGCATTGATGAATACTTGTATTGCAGGAACAGTTGTGTTGGTGCTTACTGCAACATCAAGTTGCACAGGACTACCATCATATACAAATTGGAATTGTTGTCGTACCAGGCTCTTGGTTGCAGCGGTCTGCCATCCAATTTCTCTTGTATATAGGGTTCTATCACTGTACTGGTAAACAAAGCCAGTGCTCAATGGCACAGTTTGTCCCACATTGTTCAAAGTATAGTTAAAAGAATCACTGTACAAGTTGTTGTCAAAAACAATGTCGCCAATGTTGGTCAGACTCAAATAGGTTATTGGAAATCCCAGTACAGGTCTGGCGCATTGGAACTTATTGCGTAACTGAACAAAGAACTTCCATAGAAGTTGGTACCAGTGTATACTGTTCTATCGCCAAAGCTAATTCCGTTGGCATCGTAGACATCAAATTGTGGTGGCTGATTTACACTTACTTTTTGTTGTGCCTGTATCCATTCAACACCATCATAACGGAAAGTCACACCTTGAAGTGTAATACCATCCAAGCAAACCACAGACTGATCTGCGAGCACAGTTGAATCGCTTGCTGGAACCAGATTAATAATAGGTTCTGCGATCAAGGGTGCAACTGTGTCTGGTATAATAAATTCAACTTCATAAATTTGATTTCTTACTAGTGGATCTGCATCGCCAGCAAAAATAACTCTACTGCCAGTGATCAGTTTGTATCCGTCTGTACTGTATCCAATTGATCCATTGATTGTGGTCAGTGCATCAGTGGCATTAAAATCAATGATGTTGACTGGTTGTTTACCCTGTGTACCAAAGTCAAATAATTTTGTACCTGCACGGAATTCCAACACTGGACGGCGAGCACGGAAATTGTTGTCAAGCACTGGCACAGTATTGTTGTATACCGCAGAAGCATTGATAACATCCACATGGAACCAACGATTACTTCTGGTCCATGCGTTGAGATCTGGACTGGCACGATTTATAGTTAGATAATCTGGAATCAGCGGAGCATTGAGTGTGCCATCAAAGTTTCCGTTGTCATAGGTTGTTAAATCATATGGTACTGATGCACTTTGTGTGTATGTTTCAGGAGTAACAAAATTAGTAACAGGCAATAACTGAATTGCAGTTCCAACACCTTCGACATAGTATTCATTGTTTTCGTAGCTGGTAGGGTTGACACTGCCTCGGAACACAATTTTCATCCCGTTGGTAAAGGTCACACCATTGGGAGAAGTATAAGTTTTCTTGCCAAGGATGCTGGAAACATCGATAGTGTCAGACAAACTTTCTTCTATTAATCTGATCTGTCCAAAAATTTCTGGGTCTGCACCATCTTGGTAAAACAACAAAGTTTTATCAGCAGTCAACAATGGTACTTCTTGGAAGTAACCTTCTGCGTTCTTGTACCACTGTGTACTAGCATACTGTTGACCAAACAATATAGTAAATTTTTGTAGGTTACTAATTTGTGTTGTACTAGTGAGAGAAATGTATAATCTTCCTTCTGAGTCAGGCACATAGTTTGCTTGCCATATGCTGTATCTAATGCTTTGGTCTGTGATGTATGTGGCTTGGTCAAACGGTAAACTATCAAAGCTACCAGGATATCCATCCAATGGATCTGGCGAACCAGAATACACATTGAAGTTATCTGTGTTAAAATCTTGTGCATCAAAAGGTTGACCGTCAACATCATAACTGATGTTGTTGATCCACAGTGCAGGATCACCGTCGATTGTTTCAGACTGGATAGGATAGTAAGGAGGACTTGTTCTAACTAACGGATCGTAGCGTGTGGATATTTCCCATCCATTATCAGTTGTGGTGTTAAAGACCAAAGTACGACCGTTGAGATTTGTAATGCCATCAATGCCATCAGGATTGGCTGCTAAAAAATCATCAACATATACATTGTTGATTTGATCAAATTCCAATGTGGTGATCAAATCAATTGTGCCAATGTTTTCTAAATTATAGTAAAAACTCTGAGCATCATTGAGTGGCACATTAAATGTCACTGTGCCAAGATCTATACCATTGTTAACCACACCTAGAACATCTCTACTACTGATGTTAGGAGTAGCAGGAATGCGACCGTTTATGCCAGGATCTGTTTGAATCCAAAAACCTGGACCAGTGCCAGGAACTGCATCAATGATGTTCAACTGTCCATACATGTTAGTTTCATTGGATGCACAGTAATACAATGTATCTGGCGCATCGTAGGGCACTGTAAATGTTATCAGTCCTTCTGTGGCTCCGTTGTTGAGCACGCCTTCAGAATAAACATTAACTGTTCCAAGACTTACTAGAGTCTTGATATAAAAGGGAAATATTCCAGTCAACGAAAGATTGAATGTATAAGTGTTTCCGCGAGTAAAAGTCAAAGTTGGATTAGTTGAGTAATCAACAACATAGGCACTTGTACCTTTGTTGGTCACACGATATTCAACAGTGGCAGTGTCATTTTGTGCCACATTGAAATTGTAACTGCCACCTTTGACCAATGTGATTGTAGGATTGTTGCCAGTGTATCCGCTGAAAGTGTATACACCATTGGCTCTGGTCACAGTGAAGTCGTCGGTGATAGGTACGCCTACACTGGATACATCCACTGCATCTGGTCCATTGGGCAACCAAAAGTACTGTGCAAAATTTACAAATTTATCAAAGTCAACAAACGGATCCCAGGTATAATAGTCACTGGTGTACAAACTGTTGGCATCAGTAGTTACACCGCCTTGTAGCTTGATTGCATCATTTAACCCAGGGTAAGTGATTGCATCAACAATTTGATTAAAATTATTTGGATCAACTTGGATAACACCAGGTTCGAGTTGATAATCAGTGCGAGTTTTAGTCGGTTCAATCACATATTGATCATTAGCGTTGACACCAGGACCAACACGACGACCTACGAATCCTTGTGTTTGTTTAAATTTGGGTTCTTGGATCAATTGATCCAATGTTGCAGCCAAGAACTGTTTGTTTACAGGTGTCTGGAAAATTGGAGGTAAAAAGTCTACTGAACGAACATTATTTGCCATTAAATTACTCCGCTACCAGGGGCTGTTCTAATATTGGTGCTGGTCAATGCTGTTATTACTTGAACATCATTGACTGTTGCGCCATTTACAAAGATTTGATTTGGTGCACATCTAACTTCGTACAAGTCACCAAAACTTTTTTGTGGATCCAACGGAACTAATACTACCGAGCTAACAATGTCGCCCATGTTTTGATGTATATAGGCCGCAAGTTCACTGAAATAAAATGTCTGACCAAAGTCCCAAGCATCAATGCTAAAGTAAGCATTCATATTTGTTACAACTAGATTTTTAATTTCACTTACACTAGCAGTGCTTTGAGCAGATTGAATAACTTTGACAATTGCTCTCAATGATGGATCTGCCTTGCTGCCAAACAATGGTTGGAACTGCACTGAATTTAAAATCATATTGTCAGAAATCATTTTATAATCTTGCAGTCCTGCATAGGCAGTTGTTAATTCGTCTATGGTAGGTGGTGTTGGTTCTACCACTGTACCGGTTGAATCTTTAATCCAATTTTGATAGGAAGTATAATAGTCATTAGTAACAATGTACAAATCAATGATATTGGTTGATCCAGGGTCAATTCTACTGGTCAATGGTGAATTGTGTCTATACTGAAAATACAAATCTTGGCGACCTGTATAGGCAATAAAAGTCGAATCCACTGTCAACACACTATTGCCTAAAGAGTCCAAGGTAAGATCGTAGAATACTTGATCTTGATAAGCGTAGAATACTTGCCCGACTAGGTAGTCTGCTTTTACCAATTCAATACTGCTCATAGTTGGGTAATCACTATTGACCACTCCAGACGCAACTAACAAATAGCGTTGAAGATTATCAAAGTCAACTGTTTGTTGCAGGAATACCAATTTCTGATTTGCGTTAACTGATGGAGCTACAATGTCGTTAAAGAAATCAGGATTGATAGGAATTAAATCACCACTGGTAGTTTCAAAACTTACTAGCACTTGAAAGTCGTCAACTAAGCCGTCGCTGAGAATGGGCTGACCAATTATTTTTAAAATGCTATCACCAGACAATGGTGAATTACTGTCAGGTTGACTGTTGATTTTCAACACATTGATATAGTCAGTGATAACTGTTCCAGTTCTGGAATCGTAAATTGGTTGGTTTGAGTAAAAGAAAAATCTTGTGTCAATCACGCTACCAAAATAATAATCCAAGCTTCGTGATACCACAGTGTATGTTCCATTGTTTGTGGTAAATTGTATCAGCCACGAAGCATCACTGTTGACACCAGCGGTGCTTTGAGCATTGCTCAAACTAAAACTTGCATTGATCGCAAGATTGTTTGATGCAATCAAATACCAACTGTTGGTTAGATTATTGTAGCCAAGACCAAAATTTTGATTCAAATAAATTTGATTTAGCACGCTTTGTTGCACACTGGTAGGCAGTTGTGTAACAAACAAAGGAATTACCTGTGTGGGTATTGCTCCAGTCGGAATAGAATTGTTTAGTACAACTGGGCCAACGCCAGATGGCAAATTACCAAGGCCCTGTGCAGTTCCTTCAAGGTACACCGCAGTAGGACTTGCCCATAATACCAGTTTGTCGCCTGGGTTGCTTGGAACACCAGCAATTATTTGATTGCTTGCATTAAAGAAATAACCTGTAGGAGGAACAAATTTTACCAAGCTACCTTCAATGATATATTGAGCATTGTTGCTGGCATACGCTCCTATGCTGATAGGATTACCTAGTGAGTTTTGGAAATATCCAGTGGTTTCATTGGTAATAAGTGTACTTTGATGCCAAGTATAATTTAATAATGTTAAATCTGGTCTTGGAAAGTTTGCATAATAAAATTGTTGTAGTCCAGCTTCAACCAACAAAGGAGTTACTTGATTATAAATCACATTGGCAATGTCACTGGTTGTCAACCAAGTAAACTGGAACGCTGGCAAATTGTTTGCTTCGTATAATGCGCCGTCTGCGGCAAATGTGTTTGTGCTTGAGTATTTTCCTGTGCCATCAACTAGGTCAAGATAACGACTAGTACCAATAGATGCACGATTCAAGGCCTTGCTTTTTAAAATACTGTTGTATTGTGTAAACGGAAAGTTGTTGTAGTCTTCACCGTTGACCATGCGATTTTGTGTGTAGTATCTTGCAGGAGCTCGTTGTTTGATCTCTTGAATTGTTTCTCTGGCCTGTGCATTGGTCACAGGTTGAGTGATACCACAAGTAAATGTAATAGTTTCAATTTGATTTGTTCTACTTACATAGCTGATAGGAATTTGTACGCTTTGCATTTCAGCTGGATTAATAATATAAGTCAATCCGTTGGATGCACGAACATAAGTGCGGAATGTTCCCACAGGAATGGTACTAAACACACCATCACCAAAGTTCAATGTAATTTGATCATTGGTTCTGCTAGTAATACTGTAAATGTCGCGTGTGCCTGCTGACAATTGTTCAATGGCAGCACCATAAACACTTTGTACATACTGCCAGAAGCTACTGATATTGCCAGTGTTGTCTAATTGATACAACCATACATCGGTGTTGTTGACACCTTCAATATTGATATCAACTTGACGATTGCTGATACGCTCAGGTAAATTAAAGTCTTGATTCTGTAGTACACCTTGTTTGAACAAGAAAAAATATCCAGTGTTGGCACTGGCATATCCCAGCGCATCATTGCGGAACAATATATTAAACTGTCCATTGGGCAATGGAGGCGGTTCGTAAACATAACTCTCACCAGAGCTGGTTGCGTTTACAGCTTCAAATGGCATGCTGATACCATCAATGGTCGAAGTGTAAGGAATTACTGGAAGATATCCTGGCACCAAGTTAATAGTGTATTCTTGTGTGTCGACACCAAGAATTATTTGATCATTTCCGGGTCGACCAAAGCGTTGAGTGTTGACTAAACTAGCGTTGATAATTGATGTAAATTGTTCTTGCCAATTAAGGTTTGTAGGATCTGCCCAGTTAACTGTGATGTTTGCAAGGTTTATGCCATTGTAATCTACTACACTTTCTGTGGTTTTTACACTGAACACTTTTAGATAGCCAGATGCAGGAGTATTTCTTAATGGTGTATAGCTGACCAAGTTGGCAAGTTTAACAACAGAATCTCGGCGCTCTGCTGTGTCCATGTAATTTTCACGAGTGTTTAAATCACTGCGGAAGGCCAATGACTGACCCATAAAGGCCATTACATCTAACAAGGCAATAAATTCAGAACTTTCAATATAATCATTAAAGGTTTCTGGATAATACAAGCGCAAATAATCTACGAAACTTTTGCGTAGAGTTTCAAAATCATAACTTTGAAAGTCAGCTTCTCTGTAGGTTTGATAGATTCTTTTCCAATCTTCAACTCCAAATATCACCGTCTGTCTTGTGGTTGTTGCCATGTCTCTTCCTATTTTTATTATTTATGGGCTGTATAAACTACGCCGTTAAACAAAGGCAGCAACACCCTGAGACTGGTCAAAAAATATTGCCAACTGTTGAGCGTTTGTACCAGCCACAGTGGCCAATCCGACTTGAATCAATACACCATTTTGTTGTGGAAATACCTGTGTGCTTGACACATATATTCTAGGATCCTGAGCACATACTCGTTGTATTTCGTTATAAATGTTTGCAATTGTTTCTTGTGTTTGGTTTTCAAATATATTATCCCACAAGGTTGTTCCGTAACTTGGGCGTCCAGGAAGTTGTCCTTGTTTGATATTAAAAGCGTTTAGTAGGTCAATTTTGATCAAATCAAAGTCAACCACTGTGAACTTTTTATATTGATTGATAGTATTAAATCCAATGAATGTAGCCATCTTGTATTTACCGCAACAAAAATCACTGCTTTATCCTGCAGTGGAGCTGCCATAATCAAATGATGATTCAGAACTTAGATCCAAAGTATTAGATGATTGCAAATTAGTTAACGCATTTTGTGCCTGTGTTAAATTAGTTGAAGCTGCTTTGACCTGCGCAGATTGATACACAAAAGACGGAGTTGGTATCTTGTTACTGCCTAAGATCTGCACCACTGCCGAGTCCACAGTTGAACGATTCACTGTGTTGGTATAACCTGCTGCCGCTACAGTTCTGCTGGATAACCCGCCACCCCCACCGCCAAATAATCCTCCGATACTGGTGATGTCTCCAAGTCCTGTCAAACTGCTCAATGCACCGCTGCCACCAAGTAATCCTGTAAGTGCTGATCCTACTCCAGATCCACCCAGTAGGCTCAACCCA